GCGCCCGAGCGGTTCCGTTGTCTAAGAATCGGAATATCAGCTTGTTACCATCTACGGGCGTTCCTGTAGGCGCGTTAATAGTTAGAGCCGCAGCAAGGGCTGTGTAGGCGTACTGATCGGCTGTAGCCACGTCTGGTGTCAGAGTAGATGCCGAAGCTGCTGAAACTACCCGAGGGTCAACGCGCTTGTTGGTCAGGGTTTCAGTGCCTGTTGGCGTAACGTAATCCGTACCCGCTACCGCAGCGCTGATAGCCGTGCCATTGCCCTTGAGTACGCCGGTAACGCTAGTGGTCAGCGTTATGGCGGGTGTGCTTGTAGGGTTGGCAACTGTGCCAGCCAATCCGTTGGCTGAAACTACGGATACTGTTGTTACAGAACCAGAACCAGTACTGGGTGTGTAGGCTTCCCAAGCTGTGCCGCCTGAGTTAATACGAATAGACTGATTGGCGGTTGGTGTGACAACAGCTAGTGTATTGGCCGTATTAGCCGCAAAAATTGATGTAGCCGCGATTGATGCGTTGCCTGTACCGCCATTTGCAACAGGGAGCGTTCCCGTTACGTTGGTAGCTAGGTTTGCAAACGTGGTAGAGGTTGTTCCTGTGCCGCCAGATGAGACAGCCAATGGCGATCCCAACTGCAAAGAAGAAAGATAGGTAGCGGCATCTAGCACATTTCCGCCAACAACTTGAAGCGCCGTGGCTTTGCCGTTTGGAACAGAAATACCTGTGCCAGCAGACGTTTTTAAAGTAACCGCAAAACCGCCTGTAGTGCTGTTTTTGATAAAGTACAGCTTGGAATTTGCAGGACAAATAATGTTACGTGCAGAGGTTAAAGTGCCGGTCACAGTCAAAAACATTTGACGCGCTTGATCTGTAGCGCCATTAGCTTCTGTTAGTGTGTAGTCTGCATCAGTCATAGCGACCGCAGCAGCACCAGCAATAGAAGAGTCTAGTAGTGATGTAATTCCATCATTAACAGTGTCCCCCCATGTTCCAGTTAGCTCTCCACTTACGGGCAAAGTTAACCTTAAATTTGAGGTATATGAACTAGGCATTAATTACTCCTATGCAGCTATCTGCTGCCAGTTTGTTGATTGCTCGTCGTTGACGGCAAACCAATCCGGTGATTGAACATCAATTATAGTTGTCCAGTCTGGACTTTGGTCATCTATAACCAAGCCCCAAACATTTACTTGGCCAATGTAAGCGGTAGCAAATACGCTGGTTAAAATAGAAGTTGAATTTGCTTTTATAAAAACCAAACCAAGTTCAGCAGCAGCTTGTACGCCAAAAACTAAGATAACAATATTTAGCTTAACTTCAACATTACCAATTTCTCCAGTACCAGAAACGCTTGTAACCTCTATATTAGCTGTTCCGGTAGCAGTTAAATTTCCGGTAAAAGAGGTTGCAAAATTTCCCGCAACAGCTACTTGTACGTCAATTGCTACATCTACCGATCCAAGTTCAAAGGTAGCCTCAACACCTGTAACTACAACTACCAACGGTGCAGTTACAAAAACTTCTCCAAGCTCGCCTATTGCAAATACACCAGCAGGGAAAACATTTGCAGTTACAGTAGTGACAACACTACCTACTTGACCAGTAGAAAATACACCAAAAAGTGAAACGTTTCCATCAGAGAGAACTGAAACGTTCCCTGTTTGGCTTGTAGCGGTAACATTTGAATGGCCGACACCCCAACCTTGGCCACCCCAACTTACGCCAGAGGCATTCCAGCCGTCAAATGCAACAATTACATTAGCCACTTTCTACCTATTAAACAATGCGGATAATCGCATTTGTAGCGTCGTTTGCCGGGAACTGAACAGTAAAGTCGCCCGAAGTAGATGTTTTGTCTGCACCAAAATCAAGGACGGCAACAGCTTTATTGGACTTACTGCTATCGTAAATCAAAGCGCCGCGAGCAGTAATTGTTGCGGTAGTCCAAGTGGTATCGCTAAAGTCAACAAAGGCAGTTGTTCCAGATGTACTAATTGTTGCGCCTGTTAGCGTATTTCCGCCAGCAGTGTAGCCATCGCCAACAACTTCATTGGTTGCTGAGTAAGCAGTAGTCGTAGCATCCAAAGTTGCGGAGCTAGTGTACAAAGCAATCTTCATGACATCAGTGTCAAGATCAATAACGCCACCCAGAAAATCAGCTTTAGCTGAAGTACACAAAGCTTGTGTGATTGCCATAATATTTCCTTAGTTAATTTGAAGTCGAACTTGCCCGTTACGGTAGGCATCCCCGCGTTGCTTACCATCACCCAAGTTCTTAAGAAGCGCAATAGACTGAATGTACATATCCTGATAAAGCTTAACCATGTCAGCCTCGCCTTTCATGTACCTAATAGCCTCAACCAAAGCTCCATTTAAAAGAGCAGAGTCAAAGTTGTCGCCAAGCCATGTATCACCAGCAGTAACAAGCGATTCTGGATAGTAGTAATAGTGCAACTCAGCAGAATAAGATGTGTCTGGGGTAGGCCCAACAATTAGGCTCAACTCATTTGGATCATCAGATCTAGGGCCAAATAAAGCGTAGTGCTTAGGAGTTCCAGTGCTATTTGGAAATGGATAAGCTTCACGAATGAAGTTGACGTCCTTGTTTAGCAAATATAGGAACTCTCCACTTGGCAGAGTGATAGCAATTGAATAAACAGAGAGAAAGTCACTTGGCGCAGAAAGGTACTTGTTGCTGGATGTCAAAGTGCCTGTAACGTTTTTACGCAAGTTGGCAAGCTGAACAGTGTTGTATATACGCTGCTCTGCCTGCTCTGTAAAAAGCGCATACTCTTCATCCGTGAAAGTGTTTTCACAGATGTTTGCAATGTTTACTTTTAACTCTTCGTAGTTCATAACTTACGCCATTGGGCCACGCGCCATCAGCCCTTTTGTCGCAGCACCAGTGCCACGGATCTTAATGCCGCTAGTTTTTGTAGCACCGCCGTCGCTTTTTGAAACGTTCCCTACCGACATATTGACGGTATCAGCACGACTATGGTTTGGCATTTTGCCGGGATTCGACTCAATGGGAGCAGGTTTTCCAGCCATTGTGTGTGGTTTAGCGTAAATGCTGGCAGGGCCAACTTCTTTGCCGCCTTTTTTCATACTGTATTTAGCCATGATTAACCTCGCTTTTGTGCTGCTACTTTAGCCAGATTTCGGCCAAGCATACGCATATCTTTGTTTGTTTTGCCGCCGCCCTTACCTTTGCCGCCAATTTGAATGCCGACTGTTGGGCCGCTATTGCCAAGATTTTTACCTTCAGTCTTACCTTTTTTGGCAATGCCGTCAGCAGATTTTTTAAAAGCCATGATTGTTTCCTTACGTCGTTTGAACTGTTACTGTACCAATAAAACCGCTGGCGACCAAGTTATTTGGCGTCAATGCTGAATCAAATCCACTAGCTCCACCAACAGGGTTCCAACCCCACTGAATTTGCCTAGATCCACCACCCACAGATCCGTTCGCTAACAAACCCGAAGTGAGATACGTTGTATCCCTGCGAGGATTTCTCAGTGCTTGCGGGTCATTAACAGGGAACGTTCCCAACATCAATTGCGGTTGGTCTGGATCCCAGCATTCAGGACAAACCAATAATTCATACTTCCGCTGCTTGATGATTTCAGTCTTAAGCACTTTCAGTTTAAATTGCTGGCCGCAACGATCACACTCTGCAATCGCCCTTTTGCCTGATGCAAATGTATTAGCCATTTGTTAACCGATGTGCATTTGTCGTGGGACAAAGCGTACAGCAGCCTTCTCACGGTCTTCTCCCGCAGCAAGATTAAACTGCTCATCGTACATAGCTTTAAGCATTTCAATTCTTGGCATTAGCTCAGGAACTTTTACGGCAATGTAATAAGCCAAACCTGCAACTACACACGGCAAGAACCTAAAATTCATGTCAGCGGTTTCCACACCAGCGCCAGCATCTTGCACTCTGCGAAGTCTCCAGTACACGAACTGATAGTTTGTTGTGTTGTCCGGGGTAGGCCAAACCGTAACTGCTGGCAATTGCGGCACATATACCGCCGTTGTTGCAATGTGGGTTGCTGCCGTAGTGCTGTTTTGAGCGCGGAATACGCCCCCAAGTATGTTGCCAGACAAGTATCCATAATAAATTACTTCAGTGTCTAGCCGAATAAAACCAGATCCCGCTAGTCCTTCTACAGAACTAAGAGTAATAGTCGTATCAGTTGCGTTTATTTCATTTACCAATGTCAACGATGTCGGATTTGTTTCTCCAGACATACGCTGAATCCAAACTTGAATAGGACGAGCCTGCTGAAGCTTGTTTGGAATGGTTGCATACGTTGATACGCTAATACGGGAAATCGTTAAATCAGCCTGTGTTGATGAAACGTTCTGACCTGTGCGAATAACGTGCTCAAGCAAATCAATTGTGTCAGTAGGTAATGCGTATGTACTCAAACCCGGAGTTAAATTAATAACTCCTTGCTCAATAGTCCACATATTAATGCCGCGATTCTGCCACTCAATCGTCATTAAATTCATTGACCGACGCGCTGTACGCAAGTCGTAGCCGGTACGCATTTCACGACCAGCACGCTCCCACGCTTCCTCTGCGATTTCGGTGAATTCTAAATTGAATAATGATGAGCCAGATGTTGCCATTACTTCTTCCTTGCAGCACGCATATTGTCAACCAAATTTGGATAAGGGCGACCAGCAGCAGTTGCAGCTTTTTTGGCTGCGGACTTCTTTGCAGAAGAAAGAGCAGTAGGCTTACCAATACCTTTTGGCCGTGGCTTATCCCACACTTTGCCACCTTCAGCATATTGCGTGAAGTCGGTGTTGTCTCGGCGTTTGGTTTTTTTCGCCGTTGGCATTTTGCTTGGGGCTATATCACCCATGCCGCGACTAGCTCTCATGGTTAGACCATCTTCCCGCGTGTCTTGCCTTTGGTTGCACAACCATCGGCACGGCTTGAA